GGCGACGATAATATAATATCAGTAAATCCAATTATTCATGAACGATTTAACCCAGTTACATTGGCAGAAGCATTCACTAAAATCGGAATGGTATATACATCAGAAGACAAAGGCGAACAAAGCAGTGAATTTCGATCGATCAAAGAAGTTACGTTTTTAAAACGTGGTTTTAGCGTTGATGGCGATTATGTTTTCGCTCCACTTTCACTCGATTCAATTCGAGAGTCTGTGATGTGGATTCACAAATCTCCTAGTCCTGAACAAGCTTGTGTAGACAACGTTAAAATGATGTTGATAGAATTGTATCACCATGATTTTGATACTTTTGAGGATATTTCCTACCAAATACAATCAGAACTATCAAAACATGGCTTATCAATTACTATTCATCCATATCAGCGTGTACGAAATATGATTCGTCTTAACCAATCGAATGTAGTTTTTGATACCTATTTAGCGTATCAAAATGAACAGAACTTTAAAATCATTCCGTTCGACGACATAAAGAATTATAACAATTTAAAAACAAAACTATCACAATTAACTTTACAAACAAAATATCAGGGAAATATGACAAAATACGATCATCACCCCTCACAATCAAGCTCCAATAGCGCTGGAGCTCAACAACAATCTTCAACAATTGACAACGTAAAAGTAGGATCTTACGATCAACAAGGACAAGTAGATGGTTCAGAGAATGCCTTCACCTCTGAACAAACAACAACTGAAACACAAGATACATCTACCTTTGTTTCCTACGGACCGAAAGAAACACGTGACTATGTTGCACCACATGATGATAATCAAGTGATGGATGCCTTGCGTCCCAGCTCTGAAATATCTCATAGTGTTGAATCATATTTATCACGTCCTGTTTTAATTGGAAATTATGAATTAGCACAAAACAATATTGCTGATATCGTTTTCACTTGCGATATAATGCCACAACTTGCAGCAATACCAGAATTTATGAACAAACTACAAGGTTTTTATGGATTTAGAGCTAAAGCAAATTTCAAAGTTGTTGCTAACGCACAACCTTTTGAATTTGGCCTATTGAATATATTCTACATTCCATTCCGTAGAATTCGACAAGATCTTAACGAAACTTTAAAAGAAATAGCAAGTTTGGGTTTTACAACATCATGCCCAAATGCCATTATGAATTTAAACACACAATCAGAAGTAGTTTTATCAGCAGATTACACTGGGCCTAATGCTTTCATCAATTTAACCAATGAAAATTCACAATTTGGCCGATTTCATGTTCAAGTTCTAACATCACCAAGAAATTTGAACTCAACATCAGTTAGCATCCCATTGAAATTTTACTTATATTTTACAGATGTAGAATTATATGGCGCAACATCAAAATCAGTTGCAAAATTTCAAATGGAAGAAATTCTTAAAACAGGAACATCATTACTAAGCTCAGTTTTGGGATCAGGATCGAATCATCCTCAAATGGATTCACA